TTGAGCTTGTTTTTCTTCAGCAATAAATTGGTCAAACATTTGTTTATTATAGGCGTCAGCATTGCGCTTTCTTTGATCGGCAAGAGTTTGTTCTTCTGATGCAAGACGCTTAACTGATGCTTCATTTTTATCATGAGCCTCAATAGCATCATAAGCAGCATTGATTTCATCAAATTGAGCTTGTGTAGCGCCCCTAAGTGAAGCCATATGCAATGCAATAGCCCTGTCTGACGCGCCAAGTGTTTGAACTTGCATCTGTAAAGAGCTAACAAGTTCATTAGCTGATGTTTGAACAGTTACAAGCCCTTTTGCTAACTTTTGGCTTAGGTCTTCACCCTTAAAAAATGCAGTTGTTAGCTTGAATACTTCACTGGCCAAGTCGCGAGCTTCATCAGTAGCAAACTTACCATTAACTTTTATTCCATCAAGCGCATGTAAAAGATTTTTTGCTGTTGCTTCATTTTGAGTTTTCTTGAAATCCTCTACAGCAGTTTGCAGATATAAAACACTTTTACCAGCATCACGATAAGCATTTGATAACGGATCAAGCTTTACCCCTGTCAGTTTGTTTGTGGTTCCTGCAAGGGCAACTATTTGACCATCAGATAATTCAGCAGCCTTGCCAATATCTCTAAGCTCTTGAGCCTGTCTAGTATAACCACCTAATGAGCTGACATTTTTCAATGACTCATAAAGCGCTTCACCAGCTTTTATTTTTGATATTTCATTTTGCTCAATAGCTAGTTTTATTAGTTGATTTGATGCTTCTTCTGAATACCTAGAAAGCTCTAAAACTGCATCACCAAATGTAACAACGCCATCAACACTTAATGTTGCAATAGCACTAACTCGCTCAATTGATTTCTCTAATTTATCAGCAGCATCATTGGCTTTGAATAATGCAGGCAATAATATACCAGCTAGTGACGCTGCAATACCTGCAATAGCACCCGCCAAAGGAAAACCAAGCACAAAACCTAAATCGGTTGATTGCTGTGAAAATGCAAGAATGGCACTCTGTCCACCCTGAACCTGACCAATAAATTGTTGAATCTGAATGCCAGCTTGACCAGCTCCACGACTAACGCCATTCATCCCAGACTTTACTGATGACGACATTTTTGTAACTTGTGTGTCAACGCCCTTAAAGTTATTAACCATCGACTTCGTAGATGATGCAACCTGAGTCTTAGCATCCGCAACAGTTCCAACGTTAGCATCAACAGTATAATAAACACTGCCTAAATTCTCACCAGCCATTATTTAGCCCCTTTCGCTGCTTCTCGTCTTGCGTTAATTTCTTTCAGCACTTGAATGTTGTGTTTGTGCTCTTCAAGTGTCGGCATGGTTTTTTGTTTCTTAGCGTCTGGATATTTCTTATCAAGCAGCCTGTCATATTCTGTTTTGGTCAGCATTTCAGCACGCTCATATGATACGTCTAAATGAGTGATAGCATTCTCAACATAATCGTAAACGTCTATCGTATCGGTGGGCTTGCCTTTAGATTGGCGGTCGCCTTTCTTTGGCTGACCAACAACTCCATGAGTGATCAATGCCCTAGCAATGTTCAACACATTGTCAATATGCATAACACCAGAACGCCAAGCTTTACGCCCTTTATCATATGAAGCAAAGCCAGTTAACTTGCTAACGTCATCGTCACAGCAGCACTGCAGAACGAATGCAGCATCCTCATAAATTCTGTTAATGCTTTTGTATATCAGTTTTTTTCCGATCTCTTTGGCGTGAACATTGCCGCCAACGCTATCAACAAGATCGGCAGTAGACTGAGTTTCTCGACCAAATAATCCGCTAAAAAAATCAGGCATCTGTTTTGGATCGCAAAGTTTACGCATGTTTTTAAATGTCGGGTAAAACTCGTATGTGTGCGAATTGTATTCAATAGAAAAGTGTCCAATCTCGGTGCGCATGATTTTATTCTTGGTTATTTGCAATGTTTTATAATATCACGGATACAAAAAAGCCCCAATAAAGGGGCTATTATTTGAGGCTTTTAGATTACTAAGCGGTGATCACAGCAGTGTTAAATGTGCTGTTTTGCTTAGTAAAGCTCATGCTATGAGTTGACTCGCTTTCTGTGTCATAGTTAACATCGAAAGAGTTCATCATTGTAAAAGTGGTTTTAGTTAAGCCGCCAGTTGGCTCGGTAACGCGAACATAGCCATAAAGACCAGCGTTAGCTTCTTTGTTAACTTCAAACTGTAAGCGCAAGTTGATAATTTCAGTATCAGTAACATCAACAAGCCCATCAAACTGGAATGTACCTTCTGCACCAGTCATGAATGTTGGAGTGTACGCGCCTGAATCGCTATCTGTACGTGTTCCAGTGGTTTGCACTGAGTCACTATCAGACTTTGATGTTAACGACATTACAGGGAAAAACGTTAGTGTTGCTGGATCTACACCCGCGCAACCATAAGCGTATTCGACCATTGCTTTCGCGCCGACAAAGCGACCCGCAACAACGCAGACTTTTGGGGTTAGTGCCATTTTATTTTATTCCTCTATCAATTTTTAATATGCATTGTATTTCGACAACAGGACGACCCAAGTCTGTATACATCACGGGGGACGCGCCAGTTAGCGGATCAATACCTATAATACCGCATTTCTCTCTTGTTTCCAAAAGATACGTAAATATGCGATCCGCAAAGTCTTTGACTATTGCCGCATCAGCTTTAGATTGCAGTCCAGCAAAAACAATAGAAACGCCTGAGTTTTGAACGTATCGACTACCGCCACCGCCGCCACCTTCGCGAATGAATAAGATCCGCTTACCTTGAACATAAGTGGCATCTTCATCAAATGTGATTAATTGCAACGTTGGAGCAGGTTGTGTGTCGCCGTTGTAATCAGTGAACGCTGATAAAAAACCGCCATCGGTTAATATCAGTTCAACATCTTCTTCAATTATCATAGCTTGTACCAATTAATTCTATTAGTAAATATTAGCACAAATCGCAGGCAAAAAAAAATCACACTGTTAAGTGTGATTTTCAATCATTAAGTCACAGCCAACCCGCCAAGATTGAAGCCGCTCTTTTAAAAGCCTTAAGCGAAACAATCATTTCACCTACAAGACGAATCTTATAACACATGATTTAATAATGCAACTATAATTTATACCCGTTGATTATTATGTTTTTAAGATCCTTCTGATTATCTGGATCTTCAAATGCATCAGATAAGAAGTGATGTGTTGCGTCTTTCTTTTTTCTCGGCTTCCAGTTTACCTCTGAGCCGTCCTTGTAAACGTTTTCATGAAGGAATAGGCCATAATTAAAGCCTGTTTCACTAAATCCAGCACCATAAAATACAACGCCAGTTTTACCGTTGTTGATCACTTTGTAATCTTGACTGTTAATTAGCGTTGCGACATCAACAGGCGTCTTTAGCTTTGCAAATCCAGCGGCTGTCATGACAACTGCTAAAAGCGCTTTTTCAGTGGTAGCGCCTTCAACATCAGCAAACCATTGACCAACGCTTCTCTTTAGCTCCTTAACACCCTTAACTGGCATGTTAAACCCCTAGCACATAATCGGGCATTTCAGCCAAGCCAAACATACTAGCATCATCAACTGTTATCGATTTAATGTCTGCTGCGGTATCGATTGGTGAGCCAGTATAAAAACCTAGCGCCATTTTATCACCGAATGTCGGAGCGTCTATGAATGAGGTTTTACCCTGTTCAAGTAATTCAGTCCAATAAATAGTGCTTGGCATAAATTCAACGCCGTATTGGTCGGTGTAGCTATCCTTACCGCCGATACGATACGAACACCAGCAATATTCTGGTGCGCCAAATACAGCCGCGCCAAATTTATCAGGCACACCAGCACGCCAGATAGTCAATAAATTAGTATTAGCCCAACGTGCTATGCTGCTCATTAGTAATCCTTACACTTACGACCTAAACCAACGACACCAAATGAACCGCTAGGGAATAAACTGTTAAAGCACCCAGCACTATCAACCATTTCAAGTATTCTACCTTGAGCAGTCATTTTAAGCC